AGCCGTCGCACTCGCCCTGTTCTCGAAGCTCAGCGACCACACGCGCTTGATGTGCTGCGTGCCGATCTGGATACGTCGCTCGGCATCGCTGCCGAACTGATCAGGCGGAATGACAAGCACTTCCGGCTTGATCGTCAGGGCGCTGCCATACGTCGGAATCCACACAAAGACAGCCATCGTTAAAGCTCCATCACTTCGAGGGTTGCCGACACTTGCCAAACGTGTTCGTTGGCAGCGGTTGCGGCTTGGTAGGGTTCTTTGAACCGTGCTTTGCGCAGCGCTTCGCCATCGCCCATCACGACGGGCATCAGAAACCACCCTGCCCCGTCATAGATCGCTTCCCGGTAGAACGACTGGAACGCGTCAAGCTCGGCTCGCGTGAGGGTCCAAGTCACCGACACGTCAGTCGGCACGGAGATGTAGCGGCGTCGCGTTCTGGCAGGGCCGGACTCCATTTCTGTGCGGATGACGTTGTTCACGGGCGTCAGGCTGTACTGGCGCATCGAGGGCTTCGGCAGCGTCACAGGAAACACAGGCGTGCTCATCGGAAGGCCCCCGCAGCACGGTTCAGGCCATACACGTTTTCCATCGTAGTGCCGATCTGACTACGCCCACGTGCGAGGTTCGAGGCCATCTTGCCCTCGATCTGCTCGACCACGATATCCAGCGTCAAGTTGCCCTGTGCGTCGGTGCCTTGTTGCACACGCGCTTGGGTGCCGGGTGCCTCGTGGACATTGACGACGACATTGCTGCCGCCACTGCCGTTCATGGTCACGCCCAGCTTTCCGTCGCTGCCACGCTTGAGCGGCAGAATGGCTTCCGGCCCAGCCTCACCCATCAGGCCGTTCTTGAACCCGCCACCGGATGCGAACTTGAAGAAGGTCGGCGAATTGACGACGCCACCCGATGCGAAGGGCTGCACTCCACCGTCAAACACGCCACCCTTGGCGAAGCCAAAGAGGCCCATTGCACCCTGCACCGCCTGAAGCATCTGGGCCTGCACGATCATGCGAAGGATGTCGGAAATGAACGCCTCGGCCATCTTGCCGGCGTCAGTCTCGACGCCCATCGCGAAATCAGTGAAGGCATCAGCCATGTTGCGGGCGGCATCGTTTGCGACGGTTGTAAGGTCAAGAAACCCCTTCTCCATTGTTTCAAGCGGAGCCGTGTTGCCAAGCGCAGCATTGACGGCCTCGTTGTACTGCTCGACGCTGATCTTGCCCTTCTCGAACGCTTCGGCCAGGAACTGCATCGTGGCTCGCTGCGCCTCAAGTTGGGCAGTAGGCGTCGCCGCGAGGAGATCATTGAGCTTCTGCTGCTCGGCGGCTGTTTGTTCGGCAGCAAGCGCATATTCGCCTTGTTGCGCGATCATCACGCGCCAGGACTCGGGCATCCGGAAGAACTCCGGCGAGGACATGATTTCAATCAGCCGCGACTGCGTTGCCGTCAGGTTCAGGCCGGAGACATCGGCGTCCTGTTGTGCCTTGTTCAGCGCTTCCATTGCGGACGCGTAGGCTTTGGCACTGTCCGCCAGCGGGTCCGAATAGCTGCCCTGCTTGGACGATCGCGGCTTGTTGCCGGTCGTGTTGCCGGTTGGCTTGCCAGTTCCTTCCGTGCGCGTCGGAGCCGCAAGCGGCTCAATCTTCGTGCCACCAGTCCAGACACGCGCAACAGCAGCCGACATGCTCGAATCAATGCGGGCAAGCTCTTTGTCCATTTCCTTCAGGACATTCAGCGCTGCGCTGAAATCACCCGTCGCTGCAAAGCTCAGCGCAGCGAGCGTGCCACCGATGGCAGAACCGGCGTACTCGAATGCCTTGGAAACGGTGATTGCCGCAGTCGCCAGCGTCTTGAACGCAACGCTAATGACGCCACTGACGGCCACGCCCATAGAATCGAGCGTAGTCCAGACGGCATCAAGGTTGCGTTTCAACTCCAGCAGGGTCGGAATCAGATCGGTGCCAAGCTGGCGCACCCACCCTGCCCCGGCATCTTGCAGGTCAGTAACGCCCTTGTTCACTTCCTTGATGCCGCCCAGCGTTTCGTCAGACAGGATCAGGCCGAACGCCTGCGCACGCTCGCCGGCTTCCTTCAGCCCCTTTGCATTGTCCGCAAGAATGGGCGTCAGGTGGCTGGCATCGGACGCCAGCGCTTCAAGCATGAACGTCATTTCAGACGAGCTGGCGCCGGCAGCCTGCATCGTCTTCATGACCAGTTGCAGGACGTCAGGCCCAGCGAGGCGCTTTAGCTGCTCGGCAGTGATGCCCGCAGCCTTGCCCCACTGTTCCATGAAATCCTTCACAGGGCCGGCACCGTTCGCGGTGAAGTCGCCGACTTTGTCGTCAATGTCCTTGAAGATGTCGGCCAGCTTTTCCTGTTCAATGCCTAGCGACTTCGTTGCAGCCGTCCAGACTTGAAGGTCACGCGCTGCAACGTTCGCAACCGCTGTTGAGCGCTGAATCTGATTGCCGAACTCGAAGAACTGCCGGACGGTATCGCTAATCTGGATACCAGCGAACGCAGCGGCGATGCCGCCGCCAATCGTCGCAAAGGCATCTTCGATCGCTTTGGCGCGTGCTTGGGCCTCGCGCTCGATCTGCCGAAGTTTCTTATCGGCAGTCCGGGCGGCCTTATCCATACCGGATTCAAATCCGCCCGTCTTGGCAATTAGATCAAGCGTCAAGACGCCAAGGCTTCGACTCATTACGCCACACCCGCAAGAATGTTCATCACACTGCCCATATCAGCCACCGTTTCATCTTGTTGCGCTCGCATGCTCGGCAGGAAGTCGCCAATTTCAGCTTCCCCACCAGATAGCCGATTGATCTGGCAAGCCACCGTCGCCAGTAGCCTGTCAGTGTGGTTTAACCCGCGTTGCCGGATGTATTGGAACCATTGCAGCGCCTCGTTATAGCTCAGACGCTGCTTTAGCTCTTCCACCGTGACGCCCCCGATTGCCAGCGCGAGGTCAAACCACACTTCGGCATCGGGGGTTAAGCGTTTCCCGCTTGTACGCCATTGACCGAGTTGAAGGCTTCGATCAGCTTCGACGCCAGCGACACATCCAGTCGATAGGCGTCGTCGTAGCTGATCGGCTCTTTGTTCTCGCCCAGCAGGATTGCAGACGCGATCATCCGGGCAGAGCGCGAACGATCATCAGCAGCAAAGAGGGATTCCACGTCACCGAAGGACAGGCGCTTAACGAACACGTCGAACTTGTGTTCTTTCCATTCGACGGCGACTTTCACCGGCTCGGCGGGGATGAACCCGCCTGCGGCTTTGATCTCGCTCAGGTTCATTTGCTGTTACGCCTTCGCCGAGATTGCCGGCATGCCGGAGACTTGCACCGAAACTTGCGAGGTCACGACGCTGTTCAGGCTGAAATCGAAAGTTACATCGCTGACGTAGCCGTCGAAGGTCAGGAAGGAGCGCGTAGTGGGCAGGGTGAAAGCGCTGCCGACAGCAGTCGGGGCAGCGGTGCCATCCGACCAGCCAAGCGCCCATTTGATTTGAGTGCCGGCGACATAGGCGGCGTGCAGATCCTTGTGCGCGGTATTCGACGGATCGAATTGGAGCGTGAATTGCGCGCTACCCGGCGACATCAGGCCGGGTGCAAAGGTCTTGGCGTTGTCGGACAGCGTGGTGGTTTCGATGCTGTCACGCTGTGCCGAAATGCCGCTGATGCTGACAGCGTCCACAGCCACGACGGTCGTGGCGTCCTTGATCCAATAGAGCTTGGTGCCCTGCGAAAGTTTGGCCATGCTTGATTACCTCAGATTGATTGATTGAAAGCGGGTGGTGCTGCGGTAAAGGCCGGATTCATCATCCCGCCCGGAGTTAAAGAAAACGATATAGCCATCGTGTTCGATGGCTTGGCGAATCGCATTAGCGACCGTTTTAAGCTCGCTGGCTGTCTTCGCCCATGCGTCGATTTGATAGGTCATCTGATCCGCTTCAGCAGGACCAGACAGCTTGTTATAGGGCGTGCCGTTGATAAGCTGGAACGTCGCATAGGGCAACGTTTCAAGCTGCGGGGCGGTGCCGAATTCAAAGA